CAACATCTTATCGAAAACGGACACGACAATACATTATCAAAAAAAGATATACTCAATAAATTAGGGTATAAACAAATATGGGACTGCGGAAAACTTAAATTAATATGGTCAAAATATTAAAACAATTTACACCGTATATGTAAATCGTTTTAAACCACAAGTCCATATCCTGTATATTTCATGATTTATACAATTCTCATATTCAGTTAAAGTTGGGTCAAAATTGGGTAACATTTTTGCCAAAGCTTTACGCCTAAATCCAAATTTATGGCGTAATTCGCCATTATATATGTAGTAATAATCTGGTTCGAGTTCTTTATCTAATTTAAATCCTGTTTTTTCATATAACTTACCTTCACTCCATCGTAAATCTGCAAAAGTAATAATTTCTTTTTTTGGATAATTATTAATAAAATATTTTAATAACTTAGAAAAACCACCAACAACCTGTTTACTTGAAGCAAATCTATTTAAAACATAATTATTCTTATTATTTACAAACGTTACAAGTGATACAAGTTCATTTTCAAAATATAATCCCAATGATATAGATCCTAATCCTTTACCTTGTATATGATGTTGATTCATAAAATCATTTTTAATATTAGAATTAACAAGCTTAACTTGTGTTTTTCTAGCATATATAGGCCGGTCTTTAGTTTTAAAAATTATATGTTTTATTTTTTTCTTTATTAATTCCTTTTTATTTAACCACTCGTTTTCAAATAATGTTATCAATCTGTAACCATTTTCGTTACATCTATCCAGTTTATATTTGTGATAGATACTTGATTTGCCCTTAAACTCAGTATGCCAATACAATCCACAATATTCTATAGCCAATTTTTGTGAAGGAATTACAATATCTAATTCTAATGGGTTTATGATTGTTTTATCATTCCTAATAACTTCTACGCCCAATGATTCAATATAATCACCCAATTCCTTTTCGTCCATAGAAAACATAAAATTTTGTATTCCGTGTGAATGTAAATATCTCTCTACCATATCATAAGATACATTCAATTCTCTCGAAATTTGTGATAATTGTTTTTCTTGTACTACATGTTCATCATACATCCATTTTTTATCATTTAATTTATCCAAAATATGTTTAGGTATATCTCGTTCATATTTTTCTTGCATTATTTTTTACCTTTTCTTTAAATAATCCTCATACATCATTATACAAGGATTATTTAGTTAAGTCAAATTTATGCCTTTGGTATTATAAATCAATATTGTAGCAGACTTCCGCTAGAGTCTTTATAAATATTATTCAGCCATAAATCCAAACTTGATTACCACAATCATATATTTTTCTAAAACCATTATTATACATATTTTCTGATGCAGTTAAACACGGATCAAAATTTCCTAATATATTTTTTAATTTGTGCTTCTGATATTTTAAACGTGATTCCAATAATAATCCTGTACGGTTATGACAATAATACCAATAATTTGGTTTAGATATATGATCCAATTTAAATCCTAATTGTTTATATAAATTACCATTAGATTTTCGCATGTCTGCATATGAAATAATTATTCCATTATGACTCCGTTTAAAATATTTGAATAGTTTAGAAGCACCACCAATAACGGAATTATATTTCTTATTGCAATAACGCACAAGCTCCCAATCCACTTTTTTATTATATCGTGATTTGCCAAATGTCATTATAGACACAAGTTCATTATTATAGTAAAGACCTATTCTAATAGAACTGTTAACCGAGCCTTGAAGATGATTATCTATAAGAAATTCTTTACTTTCTTTAGACGAGACATGTTTTATTTCACATTTTCTAGCATAAATTTTATTAGATTTGTCTATTTTATTTGCAATAATAGACTTCCAAATATCTTGTTTTACTATATCATTCCATTCATTTTCGAAAATATGAAATAATTGTATATTATTATTCAAACACATTTGTGTTTTTCTTAAATGATAATCACTACGTTCATTTTCAATACAATCCGTCGAATGATAATATAAACCATCGTATTCAATAGCCAAATTATATTCAGGTAAATAAATATCCAATTCTTTGGGATTTATTATCTTTCTTGTATTTGAAACTACGTTATCAGTCAAAGATTGACAAAACTCAAAAACTTCTTTTTCTGCTATTGATCTATTATAAGGATAGCATTTAATACATCTAATATCCTCTTGTCCCACTTTAAATCCTATATTACCACATTTTAGATGCTTGTATTTAAATTTATATTCTGTATCTGAAATATATTCGTTTTCTGTAGTTAATAGTTCGTAATCAACAGGAAACGATTTTACTAAAAATTTATAATACTTTCTTTTATTTGTTTCACTTGATTTCAAAACAAGTTCTTGAGCTTTAGTTAATCCTGTCTCCGAATTTAATGTATTTAATGTTTCTTTTATTTTCAATCCATTTACTTGATATCCAGTTAACCCAGTTTTAGGATCTATTTTAGATAAAGTATTTTTAGATTTTAATCCAATCTCTTGAAAACCAGTTAACCCAGTTTTAGGATCTATTTTAGATAAAGTATTTTTAGATTTTAATCCAATCTCTTGTGCTTTAGTTAATCCTGTTTCCGAATTTAATGTATTTAATACTTCACTTACTTTCAATCCAATCTCTTGAAAACCAGTTAACCCAGTTTTAGGATCTATTTTAGATAAAACTTTTTCGCGTTTCTTCACGCGGCTTTTAGATATTTCTGGATTATTTAGTAATGTTTTACTGGTTTTCAATCCAATCTCTTGAAAACCCGTTAACCCAGTTTTAGGATCTATTTTAGATAAAGTATTTTTGGCTTTTAATCCAATCTCTTGTGCTTTAGTTAGTCCTGTATTATTATTTATAATAGCCTTTGTTTTACGTTGTTTCGCGGAAGATTTTTCATAAATAGATAATCCCTGTGTGTCCTTTATTCTCATAGTTTTAGAGGCTTTTATAGCACCTTCTTGAGATATAGACAATCCAGTTTTATTAATTTTTTTTTTGGTTAATGATTGTTTTATGCCATTTTTTTGTTGAATAGTTAAACCGGATTCATCTTTATACTCACTTCTACATTTTAATGAACAAAATCGAATTTTAGCACCATTCTTAGTGATATTTATATCAGTACATGTTTCGCAATTAAGACACTTAACCTGTTCAAAAATATCATTTTGTACATACCACAATCTAACTGATAATCTAGGATTGCCAACCAAAAACGAAGTTTCTTTTCTCAATAAGTCGCCCAAAGGTGAACCTTCTCTACATTTAGAAGATGGTCTTTTGATTTTAATATCAAGAAATAAATTTTTAAGTTCATTTGAATATTTTTTCATATATATATCTATTATAACATATTTCTTAAAAAAAGCAATAAAAAGCCGATTAAAAAATCGGCTTTTTTTACTTATAAAACAATATTATAAAAAATCAAATTGTTGCACCTGTAGCTACAATCCTTATAGGTATAAAAATGAATTCCGCCGCACGTACTGGTTTCAAAGCAACGTCAATGTACATCTCATTTCTGTCTATTCTATCTGGTGTGTTATTAGTTTCATCAGATATGGTCGCAAAATCAAATAAACCACGTTTAACCAGAATATCACTCAAGAATGCATCCACAACAGCCTTCAAGTTATCCCGAGTAAGCTGATCATTAGGTTCGAATACAAAAGATAAAGTGTTCTTACGTAATTGACGACGAATATAACTTATTAAACGACTTACATTGACTCTATCTACTGCACTAGCGTTTGGTGCTACCGTTTTCTGACCCCAAACCAAAATACCACGGCCTGGGAAGAATACAATTGGATTAATGTTAGTAAAATACTTGTATAAATCATCACGTTGACCTTGGTTTGTATAAACTTGAACAAACTCGGTAGGTTCGCCCAAAGTACCACTAGCAATACCCAAATCTGTAACACCAACTACTAAGCCACGTCGTGTACCAGCAGGTGCAAACCACAAAAATGCAACATTATCACTAAAAGAATACACGCGAAGTGCTGTTCCAGAAGGAGCAGCTAAAACATTAAATCCATCCAAATTAGAAGCTAACTGCCATGGGTAATAATACGCAATATGTTCAGAAGTTTGACGTGCCGTAGTTCCTGCCCAAGCAACAACTTCAGCAGGTGTGAAAGTGCTTGGTGTGTCAGCAATAATTAAAGCTTCTTCTTTAACGTCAACGCCAACAACCAATGATAACATTTCGTCAACTGTTTCCCAGTAACCAGGTGTTAATACCAAGTTAAATTCAAAGTTTTCTGAACGAATATCAAGATTGCTATTAATTTCTGCCTGAAAAGCTACAGTAATAGCTGTTCTACGTGCTGCATCATTAGCACCTAAGCTTGTATTATTAGCAAATTCCTGTGTGAATTTAAAATCATCAGCAGACGATACCAAAGTATCAGATGCATCTTGAGGGGTAAACTCATCAGGAAATGATGGATTGCTTCCTAATAGTGCCGCTGCAAACGCCGCTGCATCACCAGCAACACCCAGAAAACCACCAGTAGATGGAAAATCAAAACCATTTTCAAAAATAGGTAATGGCAATGCAGTATGGTCATCTTCAAAATCATTTTCTACAGTTCTAAAGGTATATGAAGTATAAACGATATCAGTCATAACCTGATTAACTAATGAAATATATTCAGCAACCGTAACAGTTTCTTTATAACCATTCAATCCACCAACGGGAGCAGCAAATCCGCTAAAATCTGTTAATGTACCAAAGAATGGATTAGTTGTACCATCTACGATGAACACTGAAGAAGTTAAACCAGTAGTAGCACTTTCTATGTGAATCTTACCCAAAACTAACGTCGCAGTCCCAGCACCAGCTAATTGTATATTAAGGATATTTAATACATCCTGTATAGTTTCTGTACCAAGTACTGGACTATATGAAATAGGTACACCAATACCATCAATCGTAATTGTTGCTGTTACAGGTACAGGTAATGCAGGCGAACCCGAAACCATTGGAATCCAACCAGCAAGGTCGGTAAGTGCTTTAGGAATAGGTATACTTGGTGAACCAACCGTTCCAAATAATACTTCTTGATATCCAGCACATGGTCCATCACCTGGAAACTTACTAGAAATAGCGTTCGTTTCCTGTATCAATATGTTAACAGCATTCTCTAATGCAAAAGATGCTTCTGTTATTTTACGATCCCAAAGATCACGAATATAATTAATATCATCATTCAAGTTTACATTAACACGAACTACATATGCTAAGGAACCCTGTGATAAAAATTGATTTAATGCAAAAAGACCATACTCATTTCTCGCATCACCGTGATGGGGATTGTCACTTGCGTCACGTAAAAAACGTGGAACGCCATATAATTCTTGTGATTGTCTTAATGATGTTACTGTTCGAATAATACTATGTTCAAATGTGCCTGGGGCTGTTGTGATTCCATCCGCTTGAAATCTGTCTTCTTCTGTTGCAATAAAGAACAAAGGGACCGTGGGGGCAGCACTGGGTATGAAGAAAGAATCATCATTGACTGTTACTGATACACCTGGGCTAACTAATTGTGCCATTGGAAATCTCCTTATATATGTTTCCATCGAGTTTTGTTTGTGCCGTGGATTCAGTAAACTCTAAACTGAACTGGCTTCAATTATATTTATACATATTGCAATAATTATCATAATATGTTACACTAATATAATGAATATAATAGAACAACTAAAAAAAATTAATTATACTGATAACTTACAAAAACACATACCACGTAATAGTATCCTATATAATGATATAATTTCTAAAACGCCATATTTAAAAACAGCACCACTACGTCAACGAATATGGCATATTCTGAATAATACAAAAACACCACCTTTATGTGCAACATGCAAAATTAATTATACAAAATGGAATAAGAAAGCGTACTTGATTAATTGTTCAAACATTTGTGCAGCAAAAAATATTACTAGATTAAAAAAAATAAAAAGAACAAATCTAAAAAAATATGGGGTAGAAAATCCATTTCAAAATGAAATAATTAAAGAAAAAATCAAAAAAACGAATTTAGACAAGTATGGCGTTGATAATTATTCTAAAACTAAAGAATGTCAAGAAAAAATTAAAAAAACGAATTTAGACAAGTATGGTGTTAGCAATCCATTTCAAAATGAAGAAATTAAGGATAAAATTAAAAAAAACATGTTAATCAATCATGGCGTCGAACATGCATTACAAAATAAAGAAATTCAAGATAAAATGAAGAAAACCATGTTAATTAATCATGGTGTCGAACATGCATTACAAAATAAAGAAATTCAAGATAAAATGAAGAAAACCATGTTAATTAATCATGGTGTCGAACATGCATTACAAAAACGCATTCCAAAAGAAATACTAAAAAAACTGAATAATAAAGACTGGTTAGAAAATGAATTAAAAGAAAAAACTTTAATTAGTATAAGTGAGGAATTGAATATATCACCTGCAACATTGAGCAAATATTGTAGAAAACTAAATATAACACTTAGAAACAAGAGTCGATCCCAAGCAGAACAGGATGTTTTAGAATTCTGTCAAAACATGTATTCTAGTAAAATTATTTTAAATTCCAAAAAAATAATAGCACCATATGAAATTGATTTATACTTTGAACAAGAACAGATAGGAATAGAATATAATGGATTATATTGGCATTCCGAATTATGTGGTAAAGATAAAAATTATCATATAAACAAAACTACTTTATGTTTAGAAAAGAATATTAGATTAATTCATATTTTCGAACATGAATGGTTATATAAACAAAATATTATTAAATCGAGACTAAATTCGATATTACATAACACATTTAAAATATATGGACGGAAGTGTACAATTGCCAGCGTATCAAAGGCTGATACAAAAGAATTTTTAAATAATAATCATATGCAAGGCCACATAGGATTTCAATATTCATATGGATTATATTATAACAATAAATTAATTAGTATTATGACATTTGGTAAACCTAGATTCAATAAGACACATGAATATGAATTATTAAGATTCTGTACAATATTAAACCATACGGTAGTAGGTGGTGCAAGTAAACTATATAGACACTTCATTAAGACACATTCGCCTCAATCCATAATAAGCTACTGTGATTTACGATTAGGAACTGGTAATGTATATAAACAAATAGGAATGAATTTTTCACATGTAACTAAACCAAATTATTGGTATTTTAATAAAAACTCTATGCATGTATATTCCAGAATAAAATTTCAAAAACACAAACTAAAAAAATTATTACCTATTTTTGATGAAAATCTTACGGAATGGGAAAACATGCAGAATAATGGGTGGAATAGGTTTTGGGATTGTGGTAATTCCGTATGGACATATTTAAAGTGAATATTAAAGACCAATTAAATGAAATTGACCTTACAGAAGACTTACGCCCGATAATAACAATACATGGACAATTATATAAAGATATAATAAAAGAGACTGCATATCTAAACACAGCCCCGTTACGTCAACGAATATGGCATATTTTAAACACTAAAAATCCGCCGCTATGTCTTCATTGTAATAAAACACATACTAGATGGAAGGAGAAGATGTATAGAACTTATTGTTCAAAAACATGTGCAAATAAAGATGCACATCGTCTAGCCAAAGTTGAAAAAACAAATATCGAAAAATATGGTGTTAAGAATGTATTTCAATCTAAGCGAATAAAAAAGCAAATAATACAAAGCAATATAAAGCGATATGGTGTAGAAAATCCTTCACAATCAGAAGAAATAAAAAATCAGAAAAAGAAGTCATCACAAAAAAAATATGGAACAAATTGTGTATTACAATCACATGAAGTCAAAGATAAAATAAAAAAGACCAATTTATCTAAATATGGCGTAGAGCATTTTTCATATAAAAATATAACTCAAAAAACACTAGACAAATTAAATAATACACAATGGTTAAAAGATAAATATGTAACTGAAAACATGTCTATATTAGATATATCCAAAGAATTAAATATTTCGCATTCTACTGTATATTTGTATATTAAAAAACATAATTTTTATAAGCCAAATAAAAGTTCTACATCTGAAATTCAATTGCGAAAAATATGTGAAGCAACAAATTTAAATATACAATCTAATTGCAGGAACATTATACCACCTTATGAATTAGATATATTAATTACCGAATTAAATCTTGCGATTGAATATAATGGATTATACTGGCATTCTGAATTATTTGGCAAAAATAAAGATTATCACTTAAATAAAACGAAGTTATGTAATGAAAAAGGAATTAGATTAATACATATTTTCGAACATGAATGGTTACTTAAACAGGATATAATAAAGTCGAGAATAAACTCATTATTAAATAATACGACTAAAATATATGCTAGAAATTGTATTATTAAATTGGTATCTAAAATAGATTCTAAAACATTCCTTAACAATAATCATATACAAGGTAATGTTGGATGTAAATATTCTTATGGATTATATAATAAAGGTGTTTTAGTAAGTTTAATGACATTTGGGGAACCTAGATTTAATAAAATGCATGATTACGAATTATTAAGATTTTGTTCTTTATTAGATCATACCATAGTAGGTGGTGCTAGTAAATTATTCAAACATTTCACAAAAACGCACAAGCCTAAATCCGTAATAAGTTATTGTGATATCCGATATGGTACAGGAAATGTATATAAGAAATTAGATTTTGAAATATCACACATAACCAAGCCAAATTATTGGTATTTTAATAAAAATGATTGTTTGAATGTTTATTCTCGAATAAAATTCCAAAAACACAAACTAAAAAAATTATTACCTATTTTTGATGAAAATCTTACGGAATGGGAAAACATGCAGAATAATGGATGGAATAGGTTTTGGGATTGTGGTAATTCCGTATGGACATATTCAAAACATTGACAAACCTTTTAAGTTTGTGGTGAACCAGTACCAAATTCTGGTATATTAATAGAATCAAGTGAAGCTATAAGATTATAATGAACTCCTTGTTGATCAAGATCAGCGATAATTTCTTCTGAACTCATAGAATCAAAATCAACTGCACCGATTCTTGCATAAATATCTTGCACAAAATCATCTTTTACATTAGCTGGTGCCGAAATCCATATCGGAAACTTAAATGTCAAATTGGATACAATTATTCTGGTATCAGTTCCTATAGGATAATTATCTTCATAATTAACTGACAATAGTTCTATCATACTCAATTTCGTCCAATCAAATAATGCATCATTTTTTTGAATCTGAACAATAGGATCAAATAACATTAATATTTGTTCTAATATTTGATATCGTTCGTCCATATTAGATGTCCATATTGCTAATTCTACCGTCATAGAATATGGAATTGGCATTTGTTGTTTTACAACTTTTACATCATCGGGGACTACACCACCAACAGGTGCAAATGTTTGTCTACGTACATTCCCTATTCCTTTACGCATTTCTGGTGCCATTTCTATATTTTGAATGACACAACTCATAGCAGGCAATCGCAAAAGTTTATTTTGTGTGTTATCATTAAGTATGTGTGCTACTACCCTATCTTTATTACCAAAAAATATCGGAACAGATATTAAATGAGAGGTTGGCTCACGTTCATTTTTACCTATTTTAACCTTCATATTACCAAATATCATCATAAACTGAATTATATACTTCTTTATTTGTTCATCATAATAATGATTATTAAATGCCATATTTTAACCTTATAAGTCCACAATCATAAATTCTATATTTTTTAGCATTTATCATATTTTCGTGCTCAGTTAATTTTTCATCATATACAGATAATTTATTTTTTAAATGTTTATGTCTAAAACCAAATTTATGCAAACGCTTATCGCCTATTACATATTTATAATCTGGTGCTAATATACTATCTATAACCCAACCAGTAGACAAATACATGTTTGCTTCTGACCATCTCCTATCTGCAAAACTAATTATTTTTTTAGGTGTATATATTTTTTTAAAATGTGATAATATTTTACTAAAACCACCAACAACACGATTTTTAGTAGCATATCGTGTTAGAATATATGAAGTTTTATTTTTGGTAAACAACATTATAGCAACAATTTCATTTTGATATAATAAACCTATCTCTATACTACTATTAGCATCACCTTGTATATGATACTTATCAAAAAAATCTTTCTTTTGTTGTTTATTAGGTATTATAATATCAGTTTTTCTAGCATAAATTCTTGGTCTGTTATCAATTCCAAGTTTAGATAATAATGCAGACCGAACCTGATTCGTTCTATAAATCCATTCATCCGCGAAAATAGTTATTAATCTGTATCCCGCCTCATTGCACATCTTCATTTTATTAAAATGATATGTTTTATCTTTGAAAAATTCAGAATGCCAATATAAACCACAATATTCTATAGCTATTTTTTTGTCAGGAATTACTATATCTAACTCTAATGGCTTTATTATTGTTCTATCATTTCGCGAAATATAAACCCCTGCATCTATTAAAAATTGTGCTACTTCACGTTCGCCATTAGAATAACTATAATAAAATTGTGGTATATCATGTATAACTAAATGCCGCTTTACCGTAGTATCAGAAATTCCTAAAATCTGTGATATATTTAATAAATTTCTTTTTTCTAAAACATGTTTAATATATAACCATTTATCATTCTCCATTTTATTTAATACATCTTCTGGTATATGTTTTTGGGAATAACTATAAACGCCATATCTTTCTAAATTGGTTTGTTTAGATTTTTCTTTGAAGTCATCTGACATCATATAACTATCAACACCATATCTTTCTAAGTTGATTTGTTTTATTTTATCTTTAATTTCTGTCGATTTAAATGTATTATCAACACCATATTTATCTAAGTTGGTTTGTTTTACCTTTGCTCTAATTTCTTCTGATTGAAATACATTTTCGACACCATACTTGTCTAAGTTGGTTTTTTTGATTTTATCTTTAACTTCTTTTGATTGAAATACATATTCGACGCCATATCTTTCTAAATTGGTTTGTTTAGATTTTTCTTTGAAGTCATCTGACATCGAATAACTATAAACGCCATATCTTTCTAAATTGGTTTGTTTAGATTTTTCTTTAAAGTCATCTGACATCGTATAACTATCAACACCATATCTTTCTAAATTGGTTTGTTTAGATTTTTCTTTAACTTCTTTTGATTGTGAAGGAATTTCGACACCATATCTTTTCAAATTGGTTTGTTTAGATTTTTCACGTATCTCTGTCGATTTTAATGGATTATCAACGCCGTATTTTTCTAAGTTGGTCAGCTTTACCTTATCTCTAATTTTTTTAGATTTAAATGTATTATCAACACCATATCTCTCTAAATTAGTTTTTTTGATTTTATCTTTAACTTCTTTTGATTGCAATACATGTTCGACCCCATATCTCTCTAAATTGGTAGTTTTCACCTTATCTCTAATTTTTTTAGATTTTAATGGTACATCAACACCATAATTATTTTTACATGTGGTTTTTCTTTTTTGTTCCACACTTTTAGAGAATCCTATACATGAAACAGAACAACATAAACTATATTTTCTTAATCGTTCATTAAATTTTATAGTGTTTGTACATTTAATACTGTCACAAATAGGTTGACTTTTTATATTATTAATAATACAAAAAATTTGTTCTTTTAAAGAATCTGCATGTTGTGGTGAATTACACAAAATATAATCATTCAGCACCGGATTTTTTCTTAATATTTTTTTGGCATTTTTGCTAAGTCTTCCAGATTTTGTGATAACACCAATCAATCGTAATTCTGTTTCTAAAAACATGTAAATAATTATAACATAAAAACTACTTTTTGCCTACTTTTTCTGATGAAACTCTATTAGAACTAGCCAAAAATTCACTTAATATAGGCTTTTGCTCATTATGTGCCTTCCTCAAATCTGTTTCTATCCATATCCATCTATCTTTAGCATTTGACCATCTAAACAATCGTGGTGCTATATTAGTACCTACTTGATTATATGTAAGCCTATGATAATCACCATTTTTAGGTAAATCAGGGAATTCATCTGCTTCTGTGTAAGGTAAGTGGTTCGGAGGTAGAGCGTCTTCTACATATAATTGATTTTTGTTAGAACTTATTATGCCCAAATTAGCTCCAGTTTGTTCTTTTACCACATCACGTTGATGTTGATCAAACTCCTGTATATCGGCCATATCAGATCCCAATTCAGGAGTATTAGTTATAGCTTCTGACTGTATTGCATGTGTAGTTTCAGATAAATCTTGTACTTGTGGTTGTTCACCACGAATACCATCTAAATCTAACAAACCATATTTTACTAAACCAGATTCATCAGGCGTCTCTTCTAAACCACCAAATATGTCAGCCGTTTCAGGTGTTCCCAACATAGGCATTGCAACTAATCTCAAAATTGTCGGAATCCATCCGGGTGTAAATCCCTCTGTACTCCAGCCCACGTCTGTTATTTCCATATACTTTTTAATAGGCTCTAATTTACTATTATATTGAGTTTCACTAGGAACTTCAAAAATATCACCAATAACCACTGGGCGTCCTAAACCAGCAACCATTGCACTAAACGACATTTGAATATACATTTGTTGATTAGGTAATTCAATACCAAATCGACTCAAATCAGTTGTAGAATCTAACAAATCATAAGTCCCTTTTAATAAAACAGCCTCTTCAGAATAATCTCGATTGCGATTTTCTAACCATATATGATCTTCTATATTATTTAACTGTGTTAATGAATAATCCATCATTTCTAAGGCTTGTACTGCCCAGTAATCATTAGAACTACCATTAAATGCTATTGGACGTATTCTCCAATATCGATTAGCTACAGAAGCACGAAAATGAATCGTATTTAAACAATTATCATCTGGCAATTCAATTACAGCGGCACCAAACCATTTAAAACCATCAAATGATCTCTCTATTCTTGCACGCGTTACGCGGTTCTGTGAATTGTTTCCCTGCTTAATTTTAATAGTAGAAATACTATTGTTAACTGATGTATCAACCCCATAACGTTCGCGACCATTAGGTAACTTTATCGAACCAAAATCATATCCAATGTATCCAGAATCTATAATTCCTTGTCCCTTTTGTAAAGTTCTCCATTCAGTAACAAATGTAGTAAAAGCATTCTTCGCAGGGAAATTTATTGCCGCTCCACTAGAAATAGGATTGCCATTCCCAACTAAATCAATTAACTCGCCTTGTTCATGTACGCCTAATAACTTATATACCAACATGTCTGCCGCACCAATATTTAAATGCTCTTCAATTACCCCATTAATAAAACATGTATCATCAAATTTTGTTAATTGAAAATCACTACACGTTGAAGTAGAGGGCGTAGGACAAGAAGTCGGGCCAGGCAAACTTGTTACAGGTTGTACGGTGCAATTAGGGTCTAATGGATTAGTAGGCGTATTATTAGCTGGCAAATCACCGGGTACATACGTTCCCTCGCAAACTTCTTTTGTGCTCATCAAATACGCCCCTTTCTTATAGGTCTACCAATTTTAGATTCATCTTTGCGGATTTTTTTACCTTTTGAACCTTTTTCACACCATGTTCTATCACGGCAAAATTCACTAGGTAACTGTATTTCTGAATCCCTATTTTCACCAGGAGTCATATTCCGATTAGCAATTGTGCGATTAGTATCTAGTTCATAAAGTTTCATATACTTATTTATAATATATTGACATTATATAAATTTCAGTATATACTATTAAGTGAGAGTGAAAAAATGTCTAAAAAACTAACAAATACTGAATTTCTTGAAAAATGTAAAAATATACATGGTGATAAGTACACTTATCCTGATGAATATGTGAATGCTATAACACCCATTAGAATAATTTGCCCTATACATGGTGAATTTTATCAAAGTCCTAATGGTCATACATCTGGAAGAGGTTGTAAAAACTGCAATAAAACAAAAACATTAACAACAAAGGAATTTATTAATAAAGCAAATAAAGCCCATAATAACAAATATGATTATCCCGATGAGTACATTTGTAACAAAGATAAAATAAGAATTATATGCCCAAAACACGGTGAATTCTTTCAACGTTCCAGTTCACACTTAGGAAAAAGTGGATGTCCTAAATGTAATAAATCAAAAAAATTAACAACAAAAGAATTTATTAATAAAGCTAATACTGTTCATAATAACAAATATGATTATCCTGATAAATATGTGAATTCTATAACGTCTATTAGAATTACATGTCCAATACATGGAGAATTTAAACAAAACCCTGGTAGTCATTTGTCAGGAAAAGGCTGTTCAAAATGTAAAATAGAAATTGCTAAAATAACAAAAACACATGACCAATTTTTAAATGATGCATGTTTAATACATGGTGAAAAATACACATATCCAGTCCAATATACACATTCCTGTAAAAAAATAAAAATTATATGCCCAATACATGGAGAATTCTTTCAGCGACCCAAATCACATACATGTGATAGAAATGGATGTCCCCAATGTTTTAATACACCACACTATTCACAAAAGGCAATATCTTGGTTGGACTCAATAATGAATACTGAAGGAATATTCATTCAACATGCAGAGAATGATGGTGAATATTCAATACCAGGAACAAAATACAAAGCTGATGGATATTGTGAAGCCAATAATACAATTTATGAGTTTTACGGTGATAAATTTCACGGAAATTTAAAATTATTTAACGAAAATGAACAATGTCATCCATTTTCTGATGAATCTGCCGGTAGTTTATATATAAAAACAATGAAACGTGAACAAATCATAAAAAAATTAGGTTATAATTTAATTACTATTTGGGAACATGATTTTGTCTAAAAAAACAATGTATTCTACAGAAACAAAAAATATAGCATTAGAGATATCATCTTCACCACGATTAAACATTTATTTACAAACCAAAATTAATCACGAAAAAATAAATAAAATAATAAATTGTACAACATTTTTAAACGAAAATGCTAAAATAAAAGAACGAATATTTTGTGTTATCAATGATATTAATACAAAAATTACTTGCAAACAATGTACTACATATATAAAATTTAACACATATAAAAACAATTATGCCCAGCTATGTAATGCATGTTCACATAATTCTGTAGCACAAAAAAAAGCAAGAAAAACAAATCTCGAACGATATGGCGTTGATAGTTTTTCCAAAACCAAAAAATTTAAAGATAAAACAAGAAAAACAAATCTCGAACGATATGGCGTTGATAGTTTTTCCAAAACCAAAAAATTTAAAGATAAAGTCAAACAAACTAGCATTGAACGATATGGTGTTGATAATGTATTTAAATCAAAAGATATAAAAGATAAAGTCAAACAAACTAACATTGAACGATATGGTGTTGACAATTATTCCAAAACCAAAGAATGTCAAGATAAAATCAAACAAACCAACATTGAGCGATATGGCATAAATCATTATTCAAAAAACAAAGAATGCCAAGATAAAATCAAACAAACTAGCATTGAACGATATGGTGTTGACAGTTATTCCAAAACCAAAGAATGTCAAGATAAAATCAAACAAACCAACATTGAGCGATATGGTGTTGAATGCGAAAACCAAAAACATATGTTATCCATTATGTCATTTCTAAATGATAAAAAATGGATGTATAATGAACATATAACAAAACAAAAATCCTTAACACAAATTGCATATGATTTAAAAATTGCACCGTCAACAGCAGTAACATATTTAAAAAAGCATAATATAAAAGCACATTATTATAGTTATTCTTTTGCTGAAAAAGAAATCAATGAATTTATTAAAGGAATAGAATCTAATATTCTAACAAATACAAAAACTATAATACCACCAAAAGAGATAGATATATATTTGCCTAATAAAAAAATTGCTATTGAATACAACGGTTTATATTGGCACTCTGAATTGTTTAAAGAAAAATCATATCATATTGACAAAACTTTATTATGTCATGAACAAGATATTCAATTAATACATATTTTTGAACATGAATGGACATTTAAAACAAACATAGTTAAATCCCGATTAAAATCAATGTTGGGTAAAAATACTAAAATATTTGCAAGAAAATGTAATATAAAAGAAATATCATATAAAGAAAGTAAACTATTTTTAAACAGAACACATTTACAAGGAAATAGTGTATCTAAAATACGAATAGGTCTCTTTTATAATGATAATTTAGTTTTAGTAATGACTTTTGGTACACCTAGATTCAAATCTGATTATGAATATGAATTATTACGATTCTCTTCAGAATTAAATACTAATGTGATTGGTGGTGCCAGTAAATTATTCATATATTTTTTAAAAAAATATATGCCAACATCAATTATTTCTTATTGTGATTTACAATATGGTACGGGGACTATATACGAAAAATTAAATTTTAAAAAAATCAGAACATCACCACCCAATTTTATTTATGTAAAAAATTCAATAATAAAAAGTAGATATCAAGCACAAAAACATAAACAACATATGTTTTTGGATGATTTTAATCCTTTATTATCTGCACATAAAAACATGTTAAATAATAATTGGTTAAGAGTATATGATTGTGGTAATTCAGTATGGGAATGGCATCAACCCCAAGTGAATTCAGCACCTATTCCCCATTCTTCCACATTATTAACTACATAATCATCTAATTCCGAATACAGACGTTCTTTTTCGGCATCTGCCCTAGCACCCAATTCGGCTGCATCTAAGGCTACGCCACCACCTGCACCGGGCAAAGATGCATATTTACCACGGATATGTGATAACATCAATCTACATTCACTTAAAGCCCATTGCTCAATCCAAACTTTGGCATAACGATCATTTAATAAATCTTGCTCTGTTCTTTCTAATGCAACATCCATCAATATAGTTTCTGCTTGCGAAAATACACTATGAATAGTCAATACCCTACTGGTTTCATTAAAATTGAATGCTAATCTACTAGCAAATAAATGTTCTAACTGCGCTGTGTACTCATTCACCATGTGAAATGACAAAAGATCAAATGTACCCATATTGTATAAGTGTTGTAATACAACTTGTCCAAAAATACCTGATCCATGTGCTGATGTTAAAAACGCAGATGAAAGTCTAGTTAAACCACTGATAGCACCAATTTGATTGTATTCCATGCTTTTATTAGTCAACTCGTATCGCTGGATGCCCGGTTTTATATTCAATACAGCAAATCCACGACGGAAACCAATAGAACTACGACGACGCAATTCTTCCAAACCACCAGTTATTGCAGTGTCCATTTGATATTTAGTTAATTCTACTTGTACAACAGGATATCCTAATTGTGCACGTATACTATCAGCTAACTCACGTCTTTCATCTGGCGTTCCATCGTCACCGACACCAACCTGTGCATATGAAGGTTCCCCTTCATTTCCATCAATACCCTCAACTCTAGTTTGAATAATTCCGTTTAATGGTGTATCTTGCCAAAATGGTGATTTTAATGATTCTGTACATGTTCTTGATAACAAATCAATATCAGAAAAACTTCCTACTGTTGAACTAGTAATTACTATATGCCCATCTGCATTCAATTCTGCCATAGCAAGTGGTATTGCAATTACCCATGCAGTACCATTCCACATCATTAAATTATTATTAATACTGTCATACCACAATTCACCTTTTATTGGTGTAAATGGTACAGTTGAAAAAGCTACTGGCAACCATGAAACACCATTCCATGTAAATAATAAATTATTTGTTGTATCGTACCAGAGTGAGTTTAAAGGTAACATTGTTGGATCTGTTACTGAATCCACTGGGTTAAATACTACCCATGCACTACCTGACCATTCATACCATGTATTATTAGTATCATCAAACCATATATCACCCACAGCAACAATAGTAGGATCGGTTGGATGATTAATAAATTTAACTAACTCCCATCCGGTTCCAGTCCAAATACGCAATTCCATTGTAGATGGTTTATACCATGCAGCTTCGGTTAATATGGGATCTAGTGCAGGGTCTATAGGGCTTTGAATAAAAGAAGCTACTAAAACCCATATATTATTATTTACAGACCATGTATAAAGATCATTAGGACTATCAGAATCCCACCAATAATCACAAGATTCACGAATTGTTGGATCTCTATCAAATAGTAATACTGGCAATTCTACCCAAATTGTATTAGTAATATCACGCTGAAATAATTTTTCATTAGTAGTATCAAACCATAACATGTGTGCTAAAGTAGGTGAAGGTTCCGTAGGAGAAATTATTAATGGTGGAACACATGGATCAGATGAAATATTAGATTCTGGTATCAATATCCATTCTAAAGGCAATGTTGGTGGTGAACCAGTTAACTTTCTAATATATAAATTACTATCGTCAGTATCATACCAATATGTACCTTGTGGTAAATTATTAGGATCTGTAGGCCAAAAAACTACATCATTAGTAGCATCTACCCATATACAATTTTCTACATTCCAACAACTTACAATACCCGTATTTGGATTATACCAGTATGAACCACAAATAGGTGGTACAGCAATAGCAGGATCATTTTCTTGGTCAAAAAGGTTTAATGGACACCAAACACTACCATTCCACATAAATGCCATAGATGGTGAACCAGGTTGATACCAATAATCATCACATGCAGGTTTAAGTGGATCCTTACAAAATCTAATTACATTAGGAACAATGACCCATCCACCGGGTGACCCCATCCATATAGATAATACTTGTGTTACGGGTTGATACCAATAATCACCAATTGCGGGAATTGTTGGATCGGTTAGTTCGACAATAACAGGTACTTCGACATGTTGTGAACCATTCCATAAAAATAATTTTTGGTTATCATTATCCCACCAATACCCTCCAGTATTTGGTGGTACAGGGCTTTCTAAAGCCCCTGACAGGCGTTCAAATGCATTATTGATAGCTTCTATAAGGTCATCATATGTTGCGGCGTCAGTACCGTTTAAAACAACCTTATAACATTCACCATCTATACAAATATCGAATTCATAAACAAAACCAGCAACTAAACCTGTTGCATCAGTTCCTAAAACCCCATCGCCATTATTAAAACAAATAAGTTGTGATCCTGCGGAATCTGGTGTTTTTAAAGTACCATAATCGAGGCTATATGCATGTACACCTTCTGTATGATAACGAAATTGATCATCAACTGCATATCCTGATATATAATATGGCGTATTAGGATTTAGTCCAGTAATATCTAATATAGTAGTTTCTTTATCATCATAAAAGGCACCAATAACCAATGCTGTACTTATAGAATCACCTGCATGTAAATCTCTATCGCCGGTTGGGTCTGGTATATAGACAGTTCCATTTGAAGGATTTGTCTCTAAAGAAACATTTTTATTATCTAATGTTATTACAATACCATTATATGCTTGTGTATCAGCAGAACAACCTTGTGCGGGCGTAGGTATATTCCAAGAAATCCTACCTGTATTAGGACCAGTTCTATCAAACCGAATGGTTATTTCTTGTCCTTCGGTTCTTATTTGGTTGGGTGCATCTGCAAAACTATCAAATGTTGACATATTATTCCTTTATATTTTTAATATTTATCAGTATTACTAATAAATAAGTATTTATATTGAATCATAATCCAAACAGGAGGTTTGCATGTCAGCGATGAATAAATATGATGATATTAGGGATGAATTAAAAACCGGTGATATAATTTTGTTCTCTGGAAAAGGTGCTATAAGTGAAGCAATAAAATTTTTTACACGCAGCAAATGGTCACATCTAGGGATGGTTGTATATATAAAAGAGTGGGATATGAATGTTTTATGGGAATCTACACAACTTGGCGACAAGAAAGATATAGAGTCTGGTAAATTGAAAAAAGGTGTTCAAATGACACTTCTTAGAGATAGAGTATTATCTTATGATGGTGGCGTAGCATTAAGAAAACTACATTATACACCAACCAGAGAAACAGAAGAAAAATTAAGAGATTTCAGAGCAGAATCTAAAGATAAACATTATGAAGAAAGTACTATTGAACTTATTAAATCTGCATATGATGGATGGTTAGGTGATAACGAAGAAGATTTAACAAGCCTATTTTGTAGCGAAATGTTATCTGAAGCATATCAAAGAATGGGGATTTTGTCAGAATCTAAACCATCAAATGAATATACACCGGCGGACTTTAGTAAAAAAATGGACTTCTTAAATGGAATTTATTTTGAAAAAGAAATCGTAATAAAGGATTAACATGTTTATTAAAGAATTATTTGACAGACCACGTGATACAGAAGACTTGCCTGATATAGAAGACACACAAAAAGGTGAAAAAACACAAGTTAGTCAATTTTCTGATAGTGGCGGTGATGAATATAAAATTTACATTAAAGATACAGTCAATTACATCGATCCTGTTAAGTATACAGCATTAAAAGATACAAATGAACAAGAAATACAAGTTGATGGTGCTGATATAAGATTTATATTAAATAAAAATTACTATGGTAAACGGACATCCAAACATGGACTTGAAGTTATGTCCACAGTAATCAACAAGTTGCGACAATATATTATTAAAAATAAACCTAATCTTATATCTTTCACAATTTCGGGTAATAGTCACCATTCAGGAATGGGTAAACGACGACACGAAACACTACTAAAAGCATTAGTTAGAAAAATTCAAAAAGAATTTAAATATGAAGAAATGGAACAAATTAACACATTAGGGCATGAAACCAGCGATGCTCATTACTATTTGTTCCATAAAAAACCACGATGGAGATTTGGATTACGTGAATTATTATCAAAAATTTTACAAAAATGAAACTTTTTCATAAAGATATTAGAGATTTAGGTCAAAAAAGTACGGAAAATGCATGGATTTTACTTTCATTAGTGAAATCTGACGAATTTACTATGATACGAATGTTACAAATAACATTACCATTTACAAAAATGAAAACAGAAAAATTGGTCAAATATCCACTTATAGGAAAATCAAAATGGTTACCTACACAATGTAAACAAAAAATTAATATAATTATTGGTAAACCAAGGTGGGAATGTAAATTAGAATTTAACAAAAAATGGAACACATAACAAAATAAAACCTAAATACTTTCATGTTAAACATGGGAATAGATCAAGCTTTAGGAATTACAGGTATAGTAATAACTGACGAAAATAAAAAATTAATATTTTATAAACATCTAAAGACAAATAAAGATGACTTCGAAACAAAATTTCATAGAATGGAATTTATTGCCCATGAAATTGTAACAATAATAACCCAATATAAACCTAATAAAATTATCATAGAAGGTTTGCCATTTGGCATGACGAATTCCAATAGTACTAGAGATTTGGCTGGCTTACAAGCAGTTATATTTTGTAAAATAATACAAGCTGATTATGTTACACCAACAATAATTACACCCCGTGCATGTAAATTAAAAGCTACGGGCGATGGAAAAGCTGATAAAGAAAAAATGAAAAATGCCTTGCCAGCAGATGTATTAAAAGCATTTGAAGCTACCGGTGCTAAAAAGTCAACGGGAATTTATGATCTAACAGACTCTTTCTGGATATCTCAAATGTAATTTGACATGTAACACAAAATTTGCTATAGTATTACTATCTAAATAAAATTTTGTAAAAACATGCAATTACCTGAAAAAATAAAAAATATTTTATGTAAAGGTTTACCATATATAAATCTTTGTGACTGGTCGGATTTATTGTTTTTCTTTAAATTAAATGAAAAAAATTTAGATCCATGGCAAATAATGGTTTTCAAAAATCTTAATTTGATGTGTCTAAAAAAATTCAATCAATCAACATGGACGACTGAAATTATTCCCCGTACTAATGGAAAAAAACCAAAAATCGTACTTAATGAAAAACCGGGTCTTAATATTAAACCTGAAGAAATTCAACCACAATCAATTTTAAAAGACATGATATATGAACAAAAAAGCAAATAACGCGAATGAATCAGGCAAATGTGGTGAACACTTAATATATGAAAGTCTTGCTAATCATAATATTAAATACATGCCACAAAAAGATTTAGTGGGTAAATTTGGGTTTTTTAAAAAACGAGTTAATGTTGATGCATTAACATATAATAATGTAGTCATAGAAATCAAAAGACAAATGACCAGTGGAACAGTAGATGAAAAATTAGAAGGAACATATTCTACCTTGAAGGATATAACAACAAAAAATGTAAATGAAAACTTTAGTGATGTATTAGAGTTTTCTGGTAATGGTGTATCAAAAGGTGTGTTGGTTTTTTTAGGTCCATTCAATGGTGATGGTATGAGGTTATTTATCATAAATAAATTCAAAGAATTACAAGAAGAAACTAAAGATTTTTCAAATCCCATAAAAATATGTTTTGGAATTGACGAATTTGAATCACCTATACACGAAGGATGGATAACATGAATATTAATACCATATATCATGGTAATGCAGTAGATTTAATGAAAAATATGGATGTTTTAGTAGATTTAACTGTAACATCTCCACCTTATGATAATTTACGCGAGTACAATGGTTACGAATTTGACTACAAAGCAGTAATTGATGGTTTATTTAATATTACTGCACCGGGTGGTGTAGTAGTATGGGTTGTTGGTGATGCTGTTATAAACAATAGTGAAAGCGGTAGTAGTTTTCGTCAGGCATTATATTTTCAAGAAATAGGATTTAATATTCATGATACCATGATATATGAAAAAAATAGTCCTGCATTTCCTGCTAAACGAACCGGAAATAGATATTCACAAATATTTGAATACATGTTTATTTTTAGTAAAGGTGTGCCAAAAACTGCTAATCTTTTATGTGATAAAATTAATAAATGGGCAGGGGTAAGTTCATTTGATGGCAAAGTTCCACCAGTTCCTAACACTTCTCCCAGAAATAATATATGGAAATATACTACAAGTTTTAATAAAAAAACAGGTCATCCTGCGGTTTTTCCTGAAAAATTAGCAAAAGATAATATTTTGACATGGAGTAATGAAGGTGATTTAGTTTTTGATCCAATGTGTGGAAGTGGGACAACACCTTTTATGGCGAAAGAAACATTTAGAAATTATATAGGATTCGATATTTCAGAAGAATATTGTAAAAATGCTAGAGATAGAATTAATAAACTTAAAATGGTTGATAAAAACGTTATTGATATTTTAGAAGTTGTCAGGGGATAAATATACCAGCCTGCCCACATACATGGTAGTGATAAGAGATTAATATGAAAAAGATTATTTTAATAATAATAGTAACATCATTAATATTTTGGATTGCAATAGCTGGGACAATGTTATATAATATCGCCAATATTAAAATAATGAAAGAAAATATACAAAAAAACTTATAAATATGTTATTATGTATTTGATAATTTATATAGTAATAGGTCTTTTATGGACAATATATAAAATGTTTCAAAAAATGGGAACAACATCAGAGTCGAATATTACATATGATATATTCCTGTTTTTTTGTAATTTTATATTCTGGCCTATATCAATTTATATTCAATTAAGAAGTAAATTTACATCAATTTGAGAAGTAATTATGACTACATATGTGTATAAATGTGATCTTTGTGAACATACCGAAGAAATTAAACAAAAAATGACGGATGATCCGATTGATAGATGTCCCAAATGTAACGTTATGGGATTATTTAAACGTGTGATTCAACAGGGTAATTTTATTTTAAAAGGTACTGGATGGTATAAAAATGGATAAACAACATGACAACAGCAAGTATAATTGCTATTAAAGTATTATTATTAATAATTTATGTAATTGTTGGTTTAATTTGGGGAGCTTTTTGTTATGAACAACAAAGCTTAAGAAATAGTGGAATGAAGAAAAAAATCCTAGCTTATATGTTAAACATGTTTTTCTGGATTATTTCTATTCCAATAGCATTTAATAAATATCATAATGTAAGTGACGACTTTAATTATTTTCTATTAAGAAACAGCAAACACGATAATTAGGACGAGTACATGTTAATCGTAATATTTACATTCATATATATAACTATTGGAGTGTTGTTAGGTTTTTGGATAAGTATTGTAGCACAAAATAAATACACAAAACTTTCAAACTTAAAAAATCTTTTTATTGCAATTAGTATTTACTTAACATTTATTATTGCTTGGCCTTTTGCTAGTGTCGTTGCATATTATGAATTTGAAAATGAACAATTAAAAAATAAATCTTGACATGTAATGAACTTTACTGTATAATGCGTGTCATAAATAAATGCAGAGTATATCATTGGTAGATGGCTAGGCTCATAACCTAGAAGTAGGGGGTTCGATTCCCTCCTCTGCTTCCATTGTTTTCAAGAAACAAACATAGTGGATATGGGTTCCAGGACTCTTGATGTTCCACTTTAAAAATTTAGAGGACTGCAATATTTGACATGTGTTATATAAAATAATGCATGTAGTAAGCAAAAAGTAATCTTGAAAATAATATTAAAAACCATAATATTTGGTCGGATACATTACATTATCTAACGGCGATTAAGGATAGCGTTAGGGATAAATCTGGAGATGGTGATGATAATCGAGAACGACCTCAAGACATGTCTTTCAAATAAGATTTAAAACAATGCGGACATGTCTATAAGGCCATTTCTAAATAGTATTTATACTTTCTAAAATTGGTCTCGAATGAATAATACCGGCTCTGAGAGCCATCATGGTTACGTTGGCTGTGATGGTTAAAAGGTGATACTTTTAAAGTTTACAACAGATTCATATGGAACTTAACCATATAAAAAAAATCACGGTGAAGGCACACAGAAAAATGCTCCGGTAAAAAGATATTATGTTATTCATGTTTATACATGTTTCGTGTTTAATTTTTTTTGAATTTAATTGTTGGCTTAATACATTGTATTACCTTCATGTTTAATTCGTTTATACATATTTCATGTTTAATTTTTTTGAATTTAATTGTTGGCTTTAATACATTGCTAAAAGAAAGAAAACATTGTATTATCACCGCTTATATCTCGAGGTATGTCTTTTGTTTATTAAAAGTTCCCGAAAAAAATGTTATTGACAACATATT